CAACTGGAACTGACAGTCAGTCGGATGGAGCCCGTGGGTTTCCTGATGAGGGCATTTTGTTTAAGGACGGGTGTTTCGTTACATTTATCGTAGGCACCATTGATTTGATGATGTTCTATCACGCATAAACTTTAGGGCAGTTTGATATGGCTAAGATCGACAAGTCCAAGATGAAGTGCAACAGCCCCAAACGGCAGAAGTCTGGGGGCAAGAAGTTTGTTGTGAAGGCTTGTGATAAGGGCAAAGAAAAAATAGTTCGTTTCGGCGATGCCAATATGACTATTAAGAAGTCCAACCCTAAACGGCGCAAATCATTTCGTGCAAGGCACGGGTGCGATACAAAGAAACTTGACAAGCTCTCCGCTCGTTATTGGTCCTGTAGTAAATGGTGATGAAATGAAATTAGATCTACATCAAACCGTTTCTTTTATTGTGCTTGGGCTTGTTAGCTGGGGGGCCTTACAGCTTTACCAGATGAACGCCAGTATATCTTTGGTGACATATAAAGTTGAAGAGAACCACCAGATGATAAAGCCTATGTGGCAGGACTTTTTAATACGGAAGGCTGACTATGACGTTATCCCGATCACAGATGTCGAAGCAAATATCCACGCCTCCAAACAAGGGGAAAACTAATGCCCAAAGACGCTTGTTACAAGAAGGTCAAAGCCAGGTACAAGGTGTTCCCAAGCGCCTACGCCTCGGGAGCAATAGCAAAATGTCGAAAGGTGGGCGCGTCAAACTGGGGAGAATCTTCTAAGAAGCGCAAACGCCCTGTCACAAAGAAGCTAAAAGAGGGCGGCTTTATTGCTCTGGGCTGTGGCGAGGTTGAAGAGAATAGACGCAAAGAAACGAATATTTACTGATGGCTGTTCGTAAAACAAAAAAAGGCGCGGCCCTCAAGCGGTGGTTCAAAGAAGACTGGGTAGATGTCAAGACGGGCAAGCCTTGCGGTCGGAAGAAGGGGGAGAGCCGAAGCACTCCTTATTGCCGTCCAAGTAAGAGGGTGAGTTCAAAAACGCCTAAGACGTCGAAAGAAATGACATCGTCGGAAAAACGTAGTAAGATACGGGAAAAGAATAAACTTGGTCAACCTGCGGGCAAACCCCGTAGAGTGTCCGCAGCAAAACGTAGGACCAAACGTAAAACGGGGAACTATTAATGACAACATCAGATTCACGAGACTTTAATCTCGACGTTGCTGAGATTATAGAAGAAGCGTTTGAGCGGTGCGGAATAGAAGTTCGCACTGGCTATGACGCCCGTACAGCTCGTCGCTCTTTGAACTTGATGTTTGCAGAGTGGGCTAATCGTGGGCTAAACATGTGGACCGTGAAGCAGGGAACTATCACCCTGACACAGGGGCAATCGGAGGAGACGTTACTCGCCGATGTGGTTGATATCTTGGAAGTGGTGCTGCGTCGAAGCGGTACAGACTTTGACTTAACCCGCATTAGTCGTGGGGATTACGCCACGTTGCCCAACAAAACAACGCAAGGACGGCCAAGCCAGTTCTGGTTTAACCGTCAGATTGCGCCTGTAGTTAATCTTTGGGCTGTTCCTGAGAACTCTACTGATCAGTTGATTTACTATTACCTACGCCGGATTGATGACGCGGACACTTTGGTAAACACCACAGACATGCCGTTCCGTTTTTACCCCTGCATGGTTGCAGGGTTAGCCTATTATCTAGCGTTGAAGCGGGCTCCCGAGCGTGTGCAGCTTTTAAAAACTGTGTACGAAGAAGAGTTCCAGAGAGCCGCAGATGAAGACGAGGCCCGTGTTCCGTTGAAATTGCAACCTAGCATACAGTACTTGAGGTTCTAATGGCGTTTGCATCTGGTAACAAAGCATGGGGGATTTCAGACAGATCGGGGTTTAGATACCGTCTCAAGGACATGAAGAAGGAATGGACTGGCTCTTTAGTTGGCCCTGACGAATTTGAGTTCAAGCACCCCCAACTGTTTCCTTCTCGAGCAGGACCAGATCCTCAAGCGTTACGCAATCCAAGGCCCGAGCCTAATTTAGTAGAGGAACGAAGCATCCAGTACGGGTTTAATCCTGTTGGGTTTAACAACATTCCTGGGGTAACACCTCCCAATAATTTAGCACCTGTTGGCGAGATAGGCACAGTAACAATAACAAGTGGTGTTGTCCCTGTGGAAATTGACAAAGTATATCCTACAGGAGTGCCTGCGACAGCGTCCGTCGGATCGGCTTCTGGTGTTGGCCCCGCTAACAAAGCATATGTTTCGGGACTGTCTGCGACAGCACCTGTTGGTTCTGTTACAATTATTTCTGGTAGCTCAACAGCTTCAAGATTTGATAGTACATCTGTAAAATTAGATTCCACCACAAAAACATTTGACGAGGGATAAGACATGGCAAAGCAAGCAGTAGGCATAGGATCGTCGGCTAACGATGGAGCAGGAGATACTCTTCGTGCAGGTGCAGATAAAATTAATGATAATTTTGATGAAGTATACGCAGCTTTAGGAAACGGCACGACACTAACGGACATAATAAATTCTGATGGGATTATAGATGTAAGTTCTGGTGCAAACAGAATTGTGTTTTATTATGCAAATCTTAGCGACTTACCTAGTGCGGGAACATATCATGGCGCAGTGGCGCACGTTCACGCGACGGGAGGGTTGTACTTCGCACACGCTGCCGCATGGGTTAGATTAAATGATGAGACAACTGGACCTGTGACTAAATATACTGCGGGTGTAAACGGATCGTCCGCATTTACATTTACTGGCCCCGGAGCTACTTCTGGCAACAACCCAAACTTTACTTTTTATAAAGGACATACTTATTTGATTGATAATACAGCAAATGTAAGTAGTCATCCTTTACAAATAAGAGTCTCATCAGGAGGGTCTGCTTTTACAACAGGGGTCACTGAGAACTATAGCTCTACTACAGGGTTAACACAGTTCATCGTACCGCACGAACCCAGCGATACATCTTTAGTGTATCAATGCACAAACCATAGTGGTATGGTTGGAAACATAACAATAGTGTGATGACATGAGTTTTACATACACGCTGTACTACTATTGCACAAACCATAGCGGTATGGGGGGTCAGATTAACACATGAGCTATACTTACACCACATTAAAACAGGCTATATTAGATTATACTGAAAACGATGAAACAACGTTTGTAAGTAATCTTCCTGTTTTTATTAAAAATACAGAAGAACGTATTTTAAAGAACGTTCAATTGAGTTTGTTTCAAAAGAACGACGCTGGAGCAATGTCGGCTTCTAATAAATTCTTAGGGGTCCCCAGTGACTTTTTAGCGCCGTTTGCTTTGTCGTTTACCAATAGTTCTGGAAGCGCCGTTTTCTTAGATTTTAAAGATTCCAACTTTATTCAATCTTTTAACCCTAATCCTGCCGTAACAGGCGCTCCTCGTTATTACGCTCAATATGATTTAAACAACCTAATTTTAAGCCCAACCCCGGACAGTTCTTATGCGGTTGAACTTAGCTACTTCTATCGTCCAACTAGCTTAACAAAAAGTATCACAACTTTTTCGGTGGCTTACACTGGACCAATTGTTTTTTCTGCGGGTGAAACGGTTATTGCAACTCCTGCGGGAGCAACTTCCTCTACTGCAAACTCTTCCTTTATTGTTACTGGAACAACCGGAACGGGAAACACAACCGTGACTGCTAACTTCCCTGCGGGTGTTACAAGTTCTTATCCCCGAGGAACAGCGGCTTCAGGAACAGCTTTGGTGGGAAATACCAGCGGGGCTGTTGCGGTGGTTAATAACGTCCCTAGTGGAACAACGTCAGAAAAGATTGTTCCGGACATTACTGAAACTTGGATTAGTGAAAACGCAGACTTAGCTCTCTTGTACGGAAGTTTAATGGAAGCGTATATTTTTATGAAAGGCGAGCAAGACATGCAGGTCTTGTACGAAAAGCGCTTTGTAGAAGCCATCATGGGGCTAAAACTTCTTGGCGAGAGCAAGGAAGTAACGGACGAGTATAGAACAGGACCAGTGGTGAGGCAAAAACAATGAATAACATGTCTTTTGGTGTATCAATGTCTAATGATTTTAAGGTGGGAGTGGAAACTACGGACAACCGTGGCTTTACTCCTGAAGAAACCGCGAAGCGTTGTGTAAACAAGATTATAAATGTTTCCGAAAATGCGCCCACCGAAATACGGGATCAGGCGTTTGCGTACCGAGAAGAGGTTGAGAAAGTCGTAGCTATCTATATGAAACAGGCTATTCAAAGTGACCGAACTACGGTATATAATGCAATAAAAGATGCTGGTCAGTTAAAATTGGCAGAATATATAAGGAAAATGTAAATGGCTTTTAATGGAAACTTCTTATGCACCTCGTTCAAAGTTGAACTAATGAAGGGTGTTCATAATTTCACAGTAGCGAGTAACCAGTTTAAACTGGCTATGTATACTAACAGCGCCACCTTTACGGCGGCCACTACTGCATACACCTCTGGCAACGAGGTCAGCGGCACAAACTACACCGCGAAAGGAAATTTCCTGACCAGTGTTACTCCGGTCGCTATTGGTACAACAGCTTTAGTTGATTTTGCGGATGAGGTGTTTTCTAACGTAACCATCTCGGCAGTTCGAGGCGCTTTGATATTTAATGAAGCGGCTACAGGCGATCCAACGGTAGCCGTGTTAGATTTTGGTGCAGACAAAGCAGCTAGTTCTGGCGACTTTACCATTGTATTCCCAACAGCGGATGCGTCTAACGCGATTATCAGGATAGCCTAATGTCTACTAAAGTAGCGTTTATAGGCTGGAACAGTGCAACAAGAGCTTGGAATACAAGCACTTGGAACACGAGTCCTGCTTTTACGCTCACTGCTACAGGGGCTATTGGTCAAGCAGTTCAAGAAGGCGATGCGGTTGTATCTGTTACTGGAGTTGCGGGAACATCTGCACTAGGTAACATCTTTTCTACAAACGTGGGGCTTAGTTCTACTTCCTCAATTGGTGCTATTTCTACAACAAGAGGCGATAATGCTTTTGTTACTGGAGTTGCTGGCACAACCGCCTTGGGCAGTTTCTTTACCACTAACACAATGACTGACGTGAAGATGACGGCCTCGGTCAACAGTGCAACCGCTGGAGCAGTTGGTAAGGCAAATGTCTTTGTAACGAGCGTTACTTGTACAGCAGTAGTAGGAAATCTAGCAAACCCACCTTGGGGACAAATCATTCCAGATCAGAACCCTCGTTTTTTAAACATAGCGCCTTCTCAAGACCCTTCTTGGGCTAACATTGAGAATGGCTTCGCAGCATAGGATAATAAAATGGCTAGTACATATCTCAACAATTTACGCCTTGAAGAAATCGGCACTGGTGAACAGTCTGGTACTTGGGGCGACACAACGAATACGAACTTAAAAATAATCGGTCAGGCAGTTGCTTGGGGGACCAGAGCTATTGCAAACGCCTCCACGGACAACATTACGATTGGCGATGGTGCGCTGGACGCAGATAG